GCCACGCATTAGGGACCAGACAATATGTTACGTGGTTATTGTACCACAGGAATGGAGAAAAAACAATGATCCAATACAGGGGCGTTCCGCCATAATGAAGCTGTGCGACGCCATATAACCACTTTAAGTCAAAGCCTGATCCGCGGGCTTTAAACGCGGAAATAAAAAAAACTAAATCGATTTGTAAAAAATTACGCAAGATAAAAACGGACGGGCGCTCATTCCCGTCCAACCTGAACAGTCAAATTTTTAAGCTTTAATGGATTTTGAAAAGCCGGAGGGCAGGGCACTGTTACTCCGGCCAAACATTCTCAAAAAACCAAAGGAGAAAAAACATGCAATTAAGTGAAATTAACAGCGGCGCCTTGCAGGAAGTCTTCGACTATGAGTTCGACAAGGTTCTCAGAAACATCCGGGACGTTAACACCGATCCCAAAGCAAAACGGAAGGTCACCATCGAGATGACCATTAGCCCCAATGAGAAGCGCACCATCGGTGATATTGACTTCAAGGTGAAGCACACCGAAGCCCCGATCAACGGCTTTGCCACCGCCATTACCATCACCGAAGATGGCCGTAAGGTCGTTGCAGAAGAAATCGGGAACGAACTTCCCGGTCAGATGAACGTTGAAAATGTACTTGAAATGGAAGGAGTCAAATAATGGACTTAACACGTGAATTTATTGAAAAGATTGAAGAAATGGCCGGCCCGAAAACCATTGAAGCGGGGAGCGTGGAGTACACAAGGGAAAACCTATTTCCGGTACTGCCACCAAAACCAGTATCTCTGCGGACGAAGAGCCTGACAAGCATCGTGGACTATCTCAGAAGCAATATTGACGAAGAACCCCCAGCATATACACTTATTCATGTGTATGGGCCAGAGACGGTCACGGTCAACGGTTCTTTGGATTGTTGTACCCGTACCCGGGAAGAATTCCTGGAAGCCACCGCGCCAGTACCGCATATCCTGTTTAACGAGTACATGGACCGCGAAGCCTTCAACGTCATGCTGCAGTCCTGCTTCAAAGGTCAAGGTGACAGGGATGCCGTTCTGAAAGTGGTTGGCAACATCTGTCTGGATCAGAACAGTGGTGTAGAGGTTTCCGACGACGGTGTGACCCAGAACGTGGAAGCAAAAACAGGCGCAGTGTTAAAAACCAAAGCCACGATCCCGAACCCCGTCCGCCTGGCACCGTTCCGAACCTTCACCGAGGTGGAGCAGCCCGAGAGTGCCTTTGTGCTGCGCATCAACCAAAACATGCAGGTAGCGCTCTTTGAAGCCGATGGCGGCGCCTGGAGGCAGGAAGCCATGAAAAACATTCAAGCCTACCTGATCGAAGCCCTGAGCGATGAAGACGGGAACTGCCCTTACACCATTATTGCATAGAAAAAAGCCGGGTGACGCAGCCACGTCATCCCGGCAATCATGAAAAATATTCTATAAGTGAGTATATCACGATTGGAGTAAAAAGTAAATGGACTTCCCATACGAAAAACAATGCAGCGTCTGCGGCATGATCTATGAGGACCACCAGCCCATTGAGCAGGAACCCTTTGTATGCCGATACTGCAGACAACAGCTTAAGGAAAAACACCATGAAAAAAAGAAATTCGATTCCAGATCGGGTGGACCTTCTCCGGGACATTAAGACCCTGTCCGCTTTAAAACGGCGTTTTCTGAGTCAGAATTCCTGGGCAACCCAGGCCATCGAAGACGCCGTCTATGTCATGGAAAAAGAAATTGTGAGGTTAAAACATGATCAAAATCAACAAACTTGAAATCGAAAACGTCAAGCGCATCAAAGCCGTAAAGGTGGAGCCCACCAAAGACGGCCTGACCATCATCGGCGGGAAGAACAACCAGGGAAAGACCTCGGTACTCGACGCCATTGCCTGGGCCCTGGGCGGGGAGAAGTACCGTCCGTCCAAGGCTGTCCGGGACGGGTCCGTCATCCCGCCGAACCTGCATGTCGTCCTGTCAAACGGGATCGTCGTGGACCGCAAGGGCGTCAACAGCGCCCTGAAAGTCACCGACCCGGCAGGAAAGAAAGCCGGCCAACAGCTGCTCAACAGCTTTGTGGAACAGCTGGCCCTGGACCTCCCGCGGTTCATGGAAGCAAACGACAAAGAAAAGGCCGACACCCTGCTGCAGATCATCGGCGTGGAAGACCAGCTTCTGGAGCTGACCCACGAAGAAAACGAGCTGTACAACCGGCGCCGGATGATCGGCCAGATTGCCGACCAGAAAAAGAAGTTTGCCAAAGAACAGCCCTATTTTCCCGACGCCCCCAAAGAACCCGTTTCCGCCAGCGACCTGATCAAAGCACAGCAGGAAATCCTGGCCAGAAACGGTGAGAACCAACGCAAACGGGACAGCCTGAAAGACATCACCGACAGTAAAGAACGTCTTTGGAATAAGATGCTAATCATTGAGCAGAAAATCGCAGACCTTCAAAAACAACAGGAAGCGCTCCAGAAACAATACCATCAAGCACGGGAAGATGAAGACATGGCCATGAAAACCGTTCAGGAGCTCCAGGACGAATCCACCGAGGAACTGGAACAGAACATTGCCAACATCGAAGAAATCAACCGCAAAGTCCGGGCCAACCTGGACAAAGACAAGGCTGAGCAGGATGCCCTGGACTATGAAAACCAGTACCGGGAACTGACCGCCACCCTGGAGGATACCAGGCAGAAAAAGACCGATCTGCTCAAAAACGCCGATCTGCCGCTGCCCGGCCTGTCCGTTGAGGACGGCAAGCTGACCTACAACGGTTATCCCTGGGACAACCTCTCCGGTTCCGATCAGCTCAAGGTGGCCACCGCCATTGTCCGGAAACTCAACCCCGAGTGCGGGTTTGTCCTCATTGACAAGCTGGAACAGATGGACCTTGACAGCCTGAAAGCTTTTGGCGACTGGCTGAAACAGGAAGGGCTCCAGGCCATTGCCACCCGGGTCTCCACCGGCGAAGAGTGCAGCATCATCATCGAAGACGGCTACGGCGGCGATCTTTCTCCTGAAAAAGAAACAGAACCGCCAAAAGAACAGAAATGGAAAGCAGGTGAGTTTTGATGGAAATCATCACAGGAAAAATCCAGACCGCTAAAAAAGTGGCCGTGTATGGCCCCGAAGGCATTGGCAAGTCCACCTTCGCCGCCCAGTTTCCCGATCCCCTTTTTATCGACACCGAGGGGAGTACCAACGACATGGACGTCAAGCGCCTGCAGCGGCCCAGCAGCTGGACCATGCTCATGGAACAGGTGAATTATGTCAAGAAAACGCCAGGGCTTTGCAAAACCCTGGTCCTCGACACCGCCGACTGGGCCGAGATGCTGTGCATGAACGAAGTCTGCGCGAAAGCCCAGAAAAAAGGCATCGAAGACTTTGGCTACGGCAAAGGCTATGTCTACTTATCCGAGGAATTCGGAAGACTTTTAAACCTTTTGGAAGAAATCGTGCGCTCCGGCATCCACGTGGTCTTAAACGCCCACGCCTTGATCCGGAAGTTCGACCAGCCCGATGAGATGGGCTCCTATGACCGGTGGGAGTTAAAGCTGCAGAAGAAAACCGCCCCTCTGGTCAAGGAATGGGCCGATATGCTGCTCTTTGCCAACTACAAGGTCTATGTGGTCAACGTGGACGGCCAGGGCGCAGAAAAAGGCAAAAACAAAGCCTCTGGGGGCAAGCGCGTCATGTACACCAGCCATATGCCGAGCTGGGACGCCAAAAACCGCCAGGGCCTGCCCCCAGAACTGCCCTTTGAGTACGCCCAGATCGCCCATATCATCGAGGGCGTAAAGACAGCGCCGGCTCAGGGACAGCAGAAAAATTTGCAGCTGGCAACGGTTAAAACGCAGACCGAGACGCCAAACACACCACCAGAGAATCGATTGAGATACTGGTACAACAAAGAAACGGATACGGCATCTTATACGGCCGACGGCAGTCAACCAAGTGATCCCGCATTGAGTGAAGTCACCAAGGAAGAGTATGACGCGTTTATGCAGTATAAAGAAGCTCTGGAAGGAATTGAAACGTCCGCAATCGAAACCTTGGGCGATCCCGATTTCCATGAGATCCCCGAGACCGCCCCCGGCATCCCCAGAGCCCTGGCCGACCTGATGCAGGAAAACCAGGTAACCGAAGGGGAAATTCAGGCCGTTGTGGCCCTGAAAGGCTATTACCCCAAAGACACCCCCATTGCCAACTACGAACCCGACTTTGTGAGTGGCGTTCTGGTCGGGGCGTGGCCACAGGTATTTTCAATGATAAAACAAACACGAAAAGGAGCATAAACAATGATTGATAACAACACACAAATGATGGAAGACAGAGAACTTGACTGGGACGATGAGATTGAGCACGACAGTCCCGATTTTATCTTACTGCCCGAAGGCGATTATGATTTTGAGGTCGTGGAAATGGAGCGCGGCCGCTATCAGGGAGGTGACAAAATCCCGCCCTGCAATAAGGCGACCGTCCACTTGAAAATCGAGACCCCGGATGGCATTAACATTATCAGGCATCCACTTTTTATGCACACCGCAACCGAAGGGCTGCTCTGCGCTTTCTTTATGGGGATCGGGCAGCGCAAAAAAGGCGAGAAGCTGCGCATGAACTGGCCGGCAGTGGTCGGTTCCCGCGGCCGGGCAAAGGTCGGCATCCGAAAATGGACCGATGACAAAGGCCAGGAACATGAGATGAATCAGATCAAGCGTTTCTATGAGCCCGAAGACCCGGCGCCCTTTGAAGCCAAACAGACCAGCTTCACCCCGGGGGCCTTCTGATGGAGCTGCGACCCTATCAGCAGGCATCCAAAGCTGCGGTCTTTAAAGAATGGGAACAGGGGCACCAGAAAACACTGCTGGTGCTCCCCACCGGCACCGGCAAGACCATTGTCTTTTCCAAAATCATCGAAGACTGTGTCCGCCAGGGTGACCGTGCCCTGGTTTTAGCGCATCGCGGTGAGCTTTTGGATCAGGCCGCCGACAAGCTGCAGCAGTCCACAGGCCTTCACTGCGCCACCGAAAAAGCTGAGCAGACCTGTCTGGGCAGCTGGTTTCGCGTGGTGGTCGGCTCTGTCCAGACCCTCATGCAGAAAAAGCGCCTGCGGCAGTTTCCAAAGGACTATTTTCAGACCATCATCGTGGACGAAGCCCACCACTGCATTTCCGACAGCTACCAGAATGTTTTGAACTACTTTGATCAGGCCAAAGTCCTGGGCGTGACCGCCACCCCCGACCGCGGGGATATGCGCAACCTGGGCACCTACTTTGAGTCTTTGGCCTACGAGTACACCCTGCCCAAAGCCATCAAAGAAGGCTACCTCAGCCCCATCAAGGCCATCACCATTCCCCTCAAACTGGACCTGTCCGCGGTCAGGCAGCAGGCCGGAGACTTCAAGGCCAGCGACCTGGGCACCGCGCTTGACCCGTATCTGGTTCAGATCGCCGCCGAGATGCAGAAAAACTGCGCAAATCGAAAGACCGTGGTTTTCCTGCCTCTGGTCAAAACCAGCCAGAAGTTCAGAGACATCTTAAACACCATGGGCTTTCAGGCCGCCGAGGTCAATGGCAGCAGCCAAGACCGGGCCGAAGTTTTAAAGGATTTTGAAGAGAACAAATATAACGTGCTCTGCAACAGCATGCTGTTAACCGAAGGCTGGGACTGCCCCTCCGTGGACTGCATTGTGGTCTTAAGGCCCACCAAGGTCCGCAGCCTGTACTGTCAGATGGTCGGGCGGGGAACAAGGCTCAGTCCCGGGAAAGACCATCTTTTATTGTTGGATTTTCTCTGGCATACCGAACGCCATGAGCTGTGCCATCCGGCCAACCTGATCTGCGAGAGCGAGGAAGTGGCCAAAAAGATGACCGAAAACATCGAAGCTGCCGGCGGGCCCGTGGACATCGAGGAAGCCGAAAAACAGGCCGCTGAGGACGTGGTGGCCCAAAGAGAGGAAGCCCTGGCAAAACAATTACAGGAAATGAAAAAACGCAAGCGCAAGCTGGTGGACCCATTACAATTCGAGATGAGCATCCAGGCAGAAGATCTGGCGAGCTACAGTCCGTCCTTTGGCTGGGAGATGGGGCCGCCGTCCGATAAACAGGTCAAAGCCCTTGAGAAACTGGGAATTTATCCGGATCAGATCGACAACGCTGGAAAGGCGGCTTTATTACTGGACCGTCTTAATAAACGTCGCGTTGAAGGTCTGACGACCCCGAAACAGATTCGTTTTTTGGAAGGCCGCGGTTTTGACCACGTCGGCGCCTGGAATTTTGACACCGCCAGACACCTCATTGACCGGATTGCCGCCAACGGCTGGCGCATTCCGCCGGAGATCGATCCGGCCACCTATAAAGGAGTATAAAGTATGGAAAAACAGCGTTTACCCGAATTATTAGAATACATTGACCCCGCGATGCTGGATTACCAGGACTGGGTAAACGTCGGCATGGCGCTCAAGGAAGAGGGCTGCAGCGTCTCCGACTGGGAAGACTGGAGCCAGCGTGACCGCGCAAGGTACCACGCCGGGGAGTGTGAAAAGAAGTGGCACAGCTTCAAGGGCACCGGAACCCCGGTCACCGGGGGCACCATCGTGCAGCTGGCCAGAGAGCACGGCTGGTCCCCGGCCGTCTCCGGCCATGAGCTGGACTGGGACGATGAGATCAGCGATGACGAACTGGTCATTGTGGATAAAAACTGGATGGAATCCCAGGAGATCACCGAACCCCAGGAATGGAACCCGGTCGCAGAACTGGTGCGTTACCTGAGCACCCTCTTTGAGTCCACCGAAAACGTGGGCTATGTGACCGAGAGCTGGGAGAAAGATGGCAAGTACCTGCCCTCAAAGGGCTGCTGGGACCGGACCGCCGGAGAACTCATTGAGCAGCTCCAGAAGTGTAAAGGGGATATCGGCGCCGTGCTGGGGGATTACAAGCCCGAGGTGGGGGCCTGGATACGGTTTAACCCTCTGGATGGAAACGGCATTAAAAACGAAAATGTGACCGATTTCCGCTATGCCCTGGTGGAATCCGACAACATGGACATCGGCGCCCAGAACGCCATCATTCGCGAGCTGGAGCTGCCCGTGGCCTGCCTGGTCTACAGCGGCGGCAAAAGCGTCCACGCCATTGTAAGAATCGACGCCGGAGATTACAGTGAGTACCGCAAACGCGTGGATTACCTGTATGACGTCTGTAAAAAGAACGGCCTGAAAATCGACAGCCAGAACCGGAACCCCTCAAGACTTTCAAGAATGCCCGGCATCATGCGGGGGCAGCACAAACAATTCCTGATTGATACTAATATCGGGAAAGAATCCTGGGCCGAATGGCAGGAATGGATCGAGGGTGTCAACGACGACCTTCCCGAGCCCGAGAGCATGGCCTCAGTCTGGGATCACCTCCCAGAACTCTCGCCCCCTTTAATTCAAAACGTCTTGCGCATGGGGCATAAACTGCTGCTGGCCGGTCCCTCAAAAGCCGGGAAGTCCTTTGCCCTGATTGAGCTGTGCATTGCCATTGCCGAGGGGCGGAAGTGGTTAGAGTGGCCCTGTAAAAAAGGCAAAGTGCTCTACGTCAACCTGGAGCTGGACCGGGCCAGCTGCCTGCACCGGTTCAAGGACGTGTACCAGGCCTTAAATTTAAAACCCGAAAACCTGGCAAACATTGGCATCTGGAACCTGAGAGGAAAGTCCGTGCCCATGGACAAGCTGGCCCCGAAACTCATCCGGAGAGCCGCCAAAAAGGACTACATCGCCGTGGTCATTGACCCCATCTACAAAGTTATCACTGGAGACGAGAACAGCGCAGACCAGATGGCCACCTTCTGCAACCAGTTTGACAAAATCTGTACCGAGCTGGGCACAGCCGTCATCTACTGCCACCATCATTCAAAAGGCAGCCAGGGCGGCAAGCGTGCCATGGACCGTGCCAGCGGGTCCGGCGTTTTCGCCAGAGACCCCGATGCCCTTCTGGATCTGATCGAACTGGAACTGAACGACAACATCCTCACCCAGGAACGCAATAAAGCCGCCTGTAAGGCCATTGAACGCTATCTGAACAGCAATGCCGTTAACTGGGAAAAGGACGCCTCACAGGACGATCTGCTAAGCAAACGGGCCATGCAGGAGCTGGCCGAGATCCATCTGAGCCGGGCACAGTACAAAGACCTTCAAAAGGTCATTGACGCAGCTGAGCAGAGCGTTGACCAGCTGACCGCCTGGCGGATTGACGGCACCCTCCGGGAGTTCCCGAAATTCCAGCCTGTGAACCTCTGGTTTGACTACCCGGTGCACCAGATCGACCCGACCGGCGCCCTGAAAGACATTGATCCCGAAGGGGACGCTCCGCCCTGGAAAAAGAATTTTTCAAAGAAAAAGACCCCGGAAGAGCGGAAGGAAGAAAAGCGCCAGGAGCTTGAAATTGCCTTTGAAGCCTGCAGCATCGAAGGCCGGATTACCATCCAGTCTTTGTCTGAATTTCTCGGGGTGAGTGAAAAAACAACACGCAGGCGGGTGCAGGAGCACGGTGGATTTTGGATTGACAACAGCGAAGTCGGAAGGAAATAGGCAGGGACAAACCGGAAATTTGTCCGTCCCTGTCCTTTGGACAAACACGAAAGGACAATTGTCCGAAAATCGGGACAAAGTCGAGAAAACACCGATAATTTCCCGGATAGGGACAAAGTCGGTAAAAATCCCTCTTTGTCCCAGGGACAGACAAACTATATATATTACATATATATACAGTGTCCCTGTCCCAACAGGTCAGCGGGGGAAGTAAGGCGGGCTTAAGCACGGCCCGCCCTACTCCTTCCTCCCCTGTCCACTGACAAAGAAGTTTTGACTGAAAAAAGGAAACTTTAGAAAGGTGAAGCGCATGAGCAAGACTATTTATAACGAGCATCGCTACACGGAAGGGTATATCAACCCAACCGCCGGACAGGCGATTGAAAATATTGAGCGCGAAGAGCGCAGGAAACTAAAAGATAAAAAACCGCCGGAAAACCGGCAGAAGGGAAAAGACCATGACCATCAACTCAAGGAATAAGGGGAAGCGCGGCGAGCTGGAGTTTGCGAAGCTCTGCCAGAAGCAGGGCTACACAGACAGCCGGCGTGGGCAGCAGTACAGCGGCATCGAAGGCGAGGACGTCGTGGGCCTGCCCGGCATTCACGTGGAAGTCAAGCGTGTGGAGTCCCTGAACATTGAAAAGGCCCTGCAGCAGGCCATCCGGGATGCCGGTGACTTGATCCCCATTGTGGCCCACCGGAAAAACCGAGAGGACTGGAAGATCACCATGCCGGCAGCCTTCTGGTTTGAGCTTTACAAAGCATGGGAGGAGAAACAAAATGACTGAAAACCAGCAAAAATACGCCGATCTGATCAAGCATGCGCTGGAAAGCGATCGAACCATGATTCTGATCGAGCCCATGAAAATGGCCCTAATGGAGGCGCTCCGGGTGCACGTGCAGCCAAAGGGAGAAAAACGCCGGTCCTTTGACGCCATTGTGCCCACAGAAAAGGGGAACTGGGATGTGGCGGTGAAGAATCTGAGGACGCGGATTAATCATGTGTATGGGGGTAAGGTTGTATGAGACCGGTCCTTAAATATCCCGGTGCTAAGTGGAATCTGTCCAGCTGGATTATTAGCCACATGCCACCCCACGAGAGCTACCTGGAGCCATATTTCGGCAGTGGCGCGGTGTTTTTTAACAAAGAACCCGCGCGGATTGAGACGATTAATGATATGGACGGCGAAATCGTGAACTTTTTTAGTGTTTGCAGAGAGCATCCAGAGGAACTGGCCAGGGCGATCAATCTTACACCGTGGGCAAGGCAGGAGTTAAAGGAGAGTCAAGTGGTTGCCGATGATCCGGTAGAACGTGCAAGAAGGACGGCAGTTGGCTGCTATATGACATTTGGAGCCAGAAGGTGTAGCCGAAGTTTTCGTCATACTACCAGCAAAACAAAAAATGGCGGGCCGGATAACGCGAAGCTTTGGAGTAAGCTGCCGGAAACCATCATACAGGTGGCACAGCGTTTAAAAGATGCTCAAATTGAAAACCGACCTGCGATTGATTTAATAGAGAGTTTTAACGGACCGGAGGTGTTAACCTATCTGGATCCGCCATACATGAAAGCTACCCGAACCCTAAACGGAGACCAATATTACCATGAAATGGATGACGCGGATCATGAAGTCCTTTTGAACACCATCATAAATTATCGCGGCAAAATTATCCTTTCTGGATATGACAATGCCCTTTACAATGATTATTTAAAAGGCTGGGAAAAGCGTAGTATCAAAAGCCAAATTGAGCGCGGTGGTACCCGGACAGAAATCCTTTGGATGAATTTTGAACCAGAAATGAAGCAGATGAAAATGGAGGTGCTATTATGATTAAACTCGATCCAACAAAAATATACTACTTGTCCCATCCGTGCACGAGTGTGGGGATGATGGCAGAAAACAAGAACCATGAGCAGGAGTGTGCAGATGACATCTTGGGCGCCCAAGAAGGCGTTTCGTACCGGAGCCGACCATGGAAGAATAAGATCAAGCTGATCCGGCCCTTGACCGTGATCCCAGAGTGCATGCCGGGATATGAAGCCATGAAACGGTGCGTGCTGCTTCTGGCGGCCTGTGATGCCATCATCATGTGCGGCGACTGGAAACAGTCAGAAGGCTGTAAAATGGAGTTGCAGGCCGCGAAGGCAAATGGGCTTGAAGTTCTGTATTATGGGCAGGTGGTGAAAGATTAGCCTATGAATCCAACCGAGATTAAAGCAGAATTGGAACGACTAAACCAGATACGCCTAGATGTTTTGAAATATCAAGGCCCAGAGAAGGTGAAATCAGAGACAAGCTACACGGATGCGGATAGTATCCACGGGAACCATCGTCGGGCGGCGATCGATATTTTTGAGGAATACCAGCGTGTTACCGACAGGATGGACGCCCTGAGACAAGAGCTTAAAGACTGTGTTGACCGCTTTGAGAGTTTAGCAGAGAAAGTATTGTTTCTGGTGAACGTATACGGCATGACGCAGAAAGAGGCGGCAGAGTATTTGGGGTATAGTCACAACTACGTAAGACACGTTTATTCGGATTTGAATAAATAACACACTTTATAACACACTTCTCAGCACAGTTTGGGCCATAAAAAACACCCGATATGTGGTATAATGGCGTTAACAAGAGTGTAATCAAGAGGCCACGGCAGGAGATGGGGTCTTTTTTCGTACGTAAAAAAGAGAGGTGAGGTGGTTGCCGGACACAAGAGATTTAGCTTATCAGGATTATCTCGATGGCATGAAATACAAAGATATCGCGAAAAAATATGGTGTCAGCCTGTCCGCTGTAAAGTCCTGGGCAGCACGATACTGGAAAAAAGAAAGTTGCAACCCTGCAACCAAAAAAGTTGCAACCAAAAGGAAAGACCAGAAGATTATCACTGAAGAAGTTGATCAGGTCATGGGCAATAATGGTCTCACCGATAAACAGCGCCTGTTTTGCTTGTGTTATATTCGGTGCTTCAACGCAACGAAAGCAGCCATAAAAGCCGGGTATAG